ACAAAGTACGCAGTCTTGTTTGTTCTATCGTAGGCAAATCCAAAACCAGTTGTATCCGTGTATGTTGGAACGGTTGTTCGCCCCACCAGCAAGTTACCGCTTGCATCAAGGGTCATTGCTTGGGTGAAAGAGATGCTATTTCCTGCTGTGCCTGATGCGGCTGTAGTCCAAATGTGTTTGCCAGCAGTTTGTTGATAATAGGAAGCATATCCATTAATAACATACTTGTCATTTATGTCTGCATTACTAGTAAATGCGTTTTGCACTCCTGTTTTGTTTCCATAAAGGAACGCTACGCCAAGATTTATAGCACGATAATCGCCTGACCCTGCTGGTGGCGTAACACCCACACCCAAATTCGTACCATCAAACACCAACGCACTACCCGTAGTCAGCACCTTGGAACCATCAAGATAGGCAACGCCATTGGCTGTGCCGCCATTGTGCGTAACAGTCGATGATGTGGTGAGTGTGGTTGCCGCTACTGTACTAGCAGTAGTAGCCCCCAAAGTACCATTCATCACAGCACCAGTAAGCGTCTTATTGGTCAGCGTATCAGTCGTTGCCTTGCCAACCAAAGTGTCAGTAGCCGCAGGAAGCGTCAAAGTGGTAGTACCAGCTACAGCAGTTGCCGTGACTGTAGTAGTGCCTGATGTGGTTCCAGCAAGAACAAGTGTTCCAGAACCTAGTGTTGAGGTTGCCATAATTTTCCTTTAAGGTGTTCCATTGGAGACAATGTTTGCAGAAGAGGTAATCAATCCAGTTGAAGACATTGATGCAATTGTCGTTGCCCCATACTTGAATATCAACTTTCCACCACTTTCTTCAATCGTGAAGTTTGTAGTCAAGAGTTTAGGTGTAGATGCCGCAGTTCCAGTGGTATTCTGATTGAATGTTGGAAATGAGGTCAAAGATGCTGCTGATCCTGTAGGAGCCAATACATCAGTGCCAATCACCAAACCAAGATTAGTTCTGGCCCCAGAAGTAGTGGTTGCACCTGTGCCACCATTAGCAACAGCAACAGTACCCGTCACATTAGATGCTGTGCCAGTAGTATTCTGGTTAAAAGTAGGAAAAGAAGTCAGACTTGCAGCCGAGCCACTTGGAGACAGAACATCTGTTCCTATAACCAAACCAAGGTTTGTCCTAGCCCCTGAAGCAGTAGATGCGCCCGTACCACCATCAGCAACTGCCAAATCTGTGATACCTGTGATTGAGCCACCAGTGATAGAAACATTGCTTGCCGCTTGAGTAGCAATTGTTCCTAAACCACCAATGTCAGCAGTGGTCAGAGTAATAGCACCAGTGCGCCCTGCAACTGAAATAACCAAGTTTGTCTGGTCAATTTTTTGCCAAGCAGTGCCGTTGTAGATTGCCCAATCCCCTGTTACCCAATCAGTGATGCCATTGAGGTTGGTTGAGCCAGAAACGCTGACCACATAGTAATAGTTGCTTGTGCCAGAACTTGATGTAAGCGTAGGCGTGTTTGTGGATGCGTTCCAAGTTCCCTGATAGCTTAAACCACCACTGATAGCACTAATTTGAGACTGAAGGCTTGCTAGAGTATCAAGTACAGACTGAGAAGTACCGCCACCATTGGTAATAACTTTGATGCGTTCAGCAACATCAAAAGGAACAACCTCACCAACATTGATCTCACGACCATCATCAAGAGTGATGACAAGGCTACCATCAAAATCAATGCGAGCAGAGGCAACACCAGTGCCGTCAGAACCATCAACTCCATCACGCCCAGGAACACCATCTCGTCCTGCTGGCCCCGTTGCTCCTGCTGGCCCTTGCTTGCCATCTCGTCCATCTTTGCCATTCTTGCCATCCTGTCCATCTTGTACAGAGGCAACTTTGCTCTGAATCTCGCCATTCAACTGAGCAAACTTTTGCTCCATGTCTGACTTGATCTTCTTCAAGCCTTGGATGACAAGTTCAGCACCCTTGCCAATAGATTCACTCTTGGCCTTGGCAATCTTCTCAGCAGCAGACTGTTGCAAAGCAGTAATGATCTCCATCTGCTGTTCAGCAGAGATTCCATCAATTCCTAGCTTACGCTCAAGATCGGCAATGTCCATTTAGGTCAATTCCCTGGAAAGACGATTGAGAAATTCATCTTCAACGCTCGACATTTTGCCCTTCTTGTCAGCCATTTGCAACTCGACAATCTTGGACTTGTTCTTGATGTCAGCTTCTTTCAGCATCAATTCAGCAATCTTAACCCGCTTATCAAACTCTTTTGAACCAGCATCATCTTGGTTTGGCAGGTTCTTAGTCATTGCCGCCATGTTCTTGGCCTGAATCTCTTGAGGCATCAACTGTGCCTCAATCTGCAACTTCTGTGCTTCTGCCCGATTCTGTTCAGCTTGAGTCGTATTGACAGCAATCTGAGCCTGTGCAGCTTGCATAGCCAACTGTTGCTGTACTTGAGCCATTTGCTCTGCTTGCGGGTTAGGTTGGCTCATCTTGTCCAACTGCTCCATCAGTTCATAGCGGTTGGTCAGAGAAGAATTAGCCAAAACACCTTTGAGAATCAGTGGCAACACAGGAGTGTTGGGGCCAAGGGTCTGGAGCAAACCAATGAACATCTGTTGTTCATGCTCACGGGCAATGATGCCCAAGGTAGCAGTAGGAATGAAGGTCATATCCACAGAGGGGTAACGCTCTGGGTCAAACTGCATATACCTGAAAGCCGCCTTTTGAATAAAAGGAATCAGGAAGTCTTCTTGGAAGTTTACCAAAGTGCGCTTGTACTTCTTGATGATGGTGGCGATAGCCATAGACATACCACCTTGGCCCATGTCTCTAGCACCAGCACTCACCATGCCTTGAGAATCCAAAGTTCCCGTGGATTGCAGGAGCATACGCTCGAAATCCTTGGCAGTGGCTAAGTTGTTGCCATCAGTCTGTCCAAACTTAAAGGGATACAGAATCTCTGAAGGTGCGCCATTGGTGAGAATAGCTTTTCCAGGCTTGACTTCAAACTTAGCACCACGGGGCAGACGGGTTGCATCCATGGCAATCATGGGACTGGTGGTCAGCGCCAATGAATCCAAGTGAGAACGAATCTGAGCATCAATAGCCTTTTGCATATTCAAGGCTTTTTCCACTGTGCCACGACCTAAAAGACGATTGGGAACAGTGTCATCTTGGTAGGTCAGAACAGGGCGATCCTTCATCATGTAAGGATTTGCCTCTGCTTTGAGCAACTGCCCATCGTTGGCAATCACGACAATGGCCTCAACCATGTCTGAATATTCTTCAGCAGCGGAACTCTCAGGGAACAAATCAACAATATTTCTGTTTTCTTCAAGGTTCTCTAGGTACTCACGGGGAACCAAACCATAGTAGGTAAGCAAAAGCACCTTTTCATCCTGGTACTGGCTCACCTCTTGGGTGGGTTCTAGGTCAGTGTCTTCATAAGTGGGCGTAATGTCTACTTTGCGGTAGATTCCACGCTCAATGCCTTCAACAATCTTGTGAATAGAGATGTATTTCTCAATTGCCACCCCCATGCAGTCATCAACTGATGTGCCATTGGGATCAAAAAGGAAGTTTTTTGGATTTACAGGTGAAATCTTAACTGCAATGCGGTCTTTTTCCACCACTCCAATGGCGGCTTGGCCAATTTGCCCAGGAATTGCCTGAGTAGAGGGCACATACTGCTTTTCAGTCTTAACGACAATCTCGCCAATGCCTGTGCCGTAGATTTCTGCCATCAACTCGATCTGGTCAATGGATTTGCGAATCTTGTCGCGCTTGAAATCCTCCATCAACTGGGCTTTGATGATGCCCACATCGATGGGGTTGTTGTTCACATCCCGAATGTCATCTTGAATGTCAAAGAACTCGCCTTGACCAAAGATTGCTTCCATGATCTCAGCATGGCGAGTCTCTACGGCTTGTTGTGTGGCAGGGGTTACGATGCGTGAACGCTCAGACTCACGGGTTTTGTCTTCAGATGCCCACTGTCCACGAAAGATTCGCTCGTATTCAAGCCAATCTGGAAGGAAGTTGGTATCCCGATAGTCACGCCAGCGATTGCAATGGTCAACAACAAAATCAGTCAGTTCTTTATCAGCCTCAGTAGGCTCATAAAACTCATTTTGCTCTAGCTTTTCTTGCTTATCTGTTGCCATTAAACCCCCGATATGATGTCTACAGGCTCCCACTCTTCATCTTCTTCACTCTCAAAGTAAGATGTTACAGCCAATTGATCGATATAACTCAAAGCATCAGGAAGATCATCATGTACGCCATTGGCAGGAAACATCAAGAGTTGGTCAGTGAAGTCATCCCAATCTTCCTCTGAGTTCAGCACAATACGCCCATGCTCAAACCGCCCTTGGAGACTCCAGATGATTCTGTCTGTCTTTTTCCTGTTGCCATGCGTTAGGTCAACTATGTGCGAATATACATTATTTTTCCGCATCAGGTCACTGAGGTAGGGCAAAACAGCGTTTTTAAGTGCCCCACGCTCGAT